TGTGCAGGGTTCTGATAGCCCGGAACAAAAAGCAAAGAATCTCCAATTGTTCGGAAAAGGTGAAATAAAAGTTTTAATTACTAAGCCAAAAATAGCTAGTTTTGGGTTAAACTGGCAGAATTGTCATAATGTAATATTCGCTTCATTGTTGGATAGTTATGAACAATATTATCAAGCTGTGAGAAGATGTTATAGATTCGGTCAGAAATATCCAGTAAATGTTTATAGAGTAATTTCTGATGGGGAAATTAAAATTCTTGATAACATTAAACGAAAGAATGATGATTTTCAGTATATGCAGAAAAAAATGAGCGTATATACAAAGAAATATGTTCGGGAAAATCTTAAAGTTGAATTCAAAGAGTTGGATAAATCATATAATCCGACTGTTGAAGTAATAATTCCAAATTGGTTAATTTCAGAGGAGTAGAAAATGAAATGTTTGAATCAGGTAATTAAAGAGCGGTATTCAATTTATAATGGTGATAGTTGTGAAATAATGAATTCTATTCCAGACAATAGTATTCATTATTCTATTTTCAGTCCTCCTTTTGCTGATTTGTATGTTTTCAGTAATTCGGAAAGGGATATGTCAAATTGTAAAAGCAAAAGCGAATTTTATGAGCATTTCAAATTTATTGTTAAAGAACTTTATAGAATAATGATGAATGGTAGATTGGTTAGCTTCCATTGTATGAATTTACCAACTAGCAAACAGAGAAACGGTTTTATTGGTATTACGGATTTTAGGGGTGATTTGATAAGGCTGTTTCAGGATTGCGGGTTCATCTATCATTCTGAAGTTTGTATCTGGAAAGACCCTGTTATAGCAATGCAAAGGACTAAGGCATTAGGGCTTCTTCATAAACAGATAAAGAAAGATTCAGCTATGTGCAGGCAGGCAATTCCCGATTATTTGGTTACAATGCGAAAGCCTGGCGATAATCCTGAAAGAGTGGAACACACAAATGAGAGTTTTCCAGTTCAGATTTGGAAGAATTATGCTTCGCCAGTTTGGATGGATATTAATCCATCGGATACTTTGCAGAGAACATCGGCTAGGGATGAAAAAGATGAGAAGCATATTAGTCTGCTTCAATTAGATGTTATTCGCCGGGGAATAAATCTTTGGACTAATGAAAATGATATTGTGTTTACACCATTCATGGGAATTGGCTCAGAAATTTATCAAGCGTTGAAAATGAACAGGCGAGGAATCGGGATTGAACTTAAAGAAAGTTATTATAAACAAGCTGTCAAGAATTGTGAAAATGCTGAAATTGATGATTCTTTAATCAAGATTTATTGATTCTTATAATATTTAAGATGATAAAAATCTTATAATATAAATACATAGGTGATTAAAATGAAAAATATTAAGAATAAGAATCCTGAGAAAGTAAAGCCGATAAGAAAGATTGTAAGCGATTTCGGCGATTTATTGGATTTAACAACCGATGAAATTCGGGATTTGCAGATGTCTAGGGAAGCGCCGACGGAGTTTGATATTATTACCGGAGAATTGCCTACAACTTGCAAATGTCCTAAATGTGGTTATACTTGGTGAGGTAAAAAAAATGAAATATATTCCAGTTCCTTCGATGAAAGAAATAAGTGAAATACCTTGGAATGGTTTCAATGTAGTTTCTACATTTTCTGGTGGTGGCGGGTCTTGCTTAGGTTATAGGCTCGCGGGCTATCATGTATTATATGCGAATGAGTTTGTTGAGGAAGCTCAAAGAACATATAAAGCAAATAATCCGAATTCATATCTTGATACTAGAGATATTAGAGATGTTACTGCTGAAAGTATTTTGAAGATTGTTGGATTAAAAAAAGGTGAAATCGATATTTTGGATGGCTCACCACCTTGTTGTGTGTTTTCTACTGCTGGAAAGAGAGAAAAAGGATGGGGTAAGGAAAGAAATTATTCCGATGGTAAAGTTCAAAGAATAGATAATTTATTTTTTGAATATACTAGATTGTTAAAGGATTTACAGCCTAAAGTTTTTGTTGCAGAGAATGTTTCTGGATTAATTGTCGGAAAGGCTCGTGGATATTTTAATGATATAATTAAAGAGATGAGAAACTGCGGATATATCGTTTATGCTGGAGATATAAATGCTATGTGGTTAGGCGTTCCGCAGTCAAGAAGGAGAGTTATTTTTATAGGAGTTAGAAAAGATTTAGGAATAAAGCCATCATTTCCAAAGCCTAATAATTGGTATTACACTTTGGGTGAAGCTCTTGAAACAGTAAAAAATACAGATGAAGAAATTAACTTTTTAAGTGAAGATATTAAAAAATACAATATATATAATGTATTAAAAAAAATTGAAAAGAATCCGTTAAAGTCTGTTTCTGGTTCCGAAGTTACGAATGGCTCATATTTTAATTTAATTAGAGAAAGTATGTATAGGCCTTGTTCAACAATTTGCCAAATGAATGGCAAATCATCAGCTGCTGGAAATTGTCATCCTCTTGAGGATAGAAAATTTACAATCTCTGAATTAAAAAGAATAGCTTCAGTTCCAGATGATTTTATTTTGACCGGTTCATATTCTCAGCAATGGGAGAGATTGGGAAGAATGGTTCCGCCTATGATGATGAGAGCTATTGCAAAAAATATTCAGATTAAAATTTTGGAGGCTATAAAATGAAAGATGAAGTTAATGTAAAAGATAAAAAATGGGAATTTGATAAGAATGTTACAGAATGTTTTGATGACATGCTGTCCCGTTCTATTCCAGAATATGAAACCATGCGCTATCTTGTCCAGTCTATCGGCTTTCAGTATGTTCAGGACAACACATCTATTATAGATATTGGATGTTCAAACGGAAACGCAATAGAGCCGTTTGTCAAGAAGTTTGGAGCATACAATAAATATCTCTGTTATGATGTATCAGAGCCGATGCTTGAAAAATGTAGAGAAAAGTTTGAGAGATATATCAAATGCGGGATTCTTAAAGCGGAAAATTATGACTTGCGACAGGGTATAAATAGAGGTAATACAAGTCTTGTGCTATCTATTCTTACATTGCAATTTACTCCGATTGAATATCGTCAGAAGATTGTTCAGAGCGTTTATGACAACTTAAATGAGGGCGGAGCGTTTATTCTTGTAGAAAAGGTGCTTGGAAATAACTATAAGTTGGATAAAATGTTCGTGGAAAGGTATTATGATATTAAAGCGGAGCATCAGTATACGGAAGAACAAATAAAAGATAAGCGTAAATCTTTGGAAGGTGTGCTAGTACCTATTACTGCGAAATGGAATGAAGAACTATTAAAGGAAGCGGGATTTAAAAATGTAGACTGTTTTTGGCGATGTCTTAATTTTTGCGGATGGATAGATGTTAAATAATATATATTTCAAAAAAAAATAAAAGAGATGATTTTTATAAAAGGATTGAAAAATGATTAAATCTTTAGAAATAAAAAATATCCAAAGTCATAAAAATTCACGGCTTGAATTTTCACCCGGAATAAACGCACTTGTTGGAACATCTAATAATGGAAAATCTGCAATATTGCGTTCATTATATTGGGCTGTAAATAACAGACCTTTAGGAACAGAAATATTGCTTTCAAATTGGGCATATGATTCTAAGGGAAAACAGAAAGATGAAATGTCTGTAACCGTTGAAAAGGAAAATTCAACATTAACCCGAAGAAAAACAAAGACTGAGAATGAGTATATTGTTAATGGTGAGGTTTTGGAAGCTGTAAAAACAGATGTTCCAGAGCAGGTGAAATCTTTTTTTGCTTTGTCCGAAACTAATATGCAGAAACAGCAGGATGCCCCATTTTTGTTGTCGCTTAGTTCCGGGAAGATAGCTGAATATTTTAACAGAATTGTCAGGCTTGATATAATTGACCGTGTTCTTTCAAACGCTGAGAGTTCCAGAAGAAAGATGAAGAATCAGCTGGAGACTTCTGAGGAAAATGAAAAGAAATTAGAGAAAGAATTGGAAAGTTATTCTTGGATTGATGATGTGGGAAAACTTATTGAAAGATACAAGGTTGCAGATTCAAAAAGCAATGAGATTTATTCAGATAAATTGAGACTTGAAGAAAGCGTAAAGAAATTTCATGTTGCTGATGAATTGAAGTTCCCGGATTTTAAGAGGGAAACGAAATTGATTTCAGACATTGAGGGCATTGAGGAAACTAATCATGAATTGAATATTGAGATGGGACAGCTGGAAGGCTCAATTTTGAAATTTAAGGAATTCTCAGAAAAATCCTTTGACTTTTCAAAAGAGAAGAAGATGATTGAGGATATTGAAAGAATAAGCCTAGACCGAAGCGAGATTGAAAAACTTGAAGGAGATATTGAAAAATTTAAGGAATCAGAAAATAAAATAAAAGGTTGCGAACAAAATATAGAATATCTGAAAAAACAACTTCCTTCAGTTTGTCCATTATGCGGGGCAAAGATGAAAGACGGCGTTTGCGTAAAGGAGAATTAAAATGGATGATGAGACTTTAGCCGAAGCTATTAAAGATAGCGGATATTATGAGCTTAGGGATGTCAATTTGGATGACCTTCCGAGCGAGAAAAGAACTGTTGTGATTTTAGTCACAGCCTTACTTGTATTGAGACCTGATTTGGAAGAAGAAAACCAAGATATAGTTTTTGTAATTCAGAGAACTTTTGAAAATGGCTCCGTTGACCATTCTCTTCCTAAAAAGAGTTTGACTGAATTATTTGAAACACCACCTTATGATGATTCTGTAATTTGTAGTTATTCTTTGAAAGATGAAAAGATTTTGAAGAAGCTCTACAAAGGAACTGGAACAAAATGGGAGGTATCAAAGTGAAATTTGTGTGTACGGCTGATTGGCATCTAAGAGCTACCAAGCCAAGGTGCAGAATGGATGAAGATTGGTATAAGACGCAGGAAAATGCCTTGGAACAAATTCGGGAATTTGCTAATGAAAAAAGATGTCCAGTTTTCGTTGTTGGGGATATTTTTCATTCCATTGGTGATACAAGTTTTTATTGCATTCAGATGGTTCAGAAGATGGCAAGAAGGACAAGAGAGGGATTGTACATTCTAGCCGGGAATCACGATTTGCCGTATCACAGCACTGAGAACATAGATAAGTCTGCTGTTGGAATTCTTATGCGTTCAAATAAAATAAAAAAGATTAAGGACTATTTTATTGAGAACGATTTTGAAGATTTTAGTGCAGGAAATTTTGACGAAGAAACAGAGGATGCTGAGATAATTTTCAAGCATGTTCTTTGTTTCCCGGATATGAAGAGCTTACCCCCAAATGTAGACGCAATGACGGCTAAGGACTTACTTGAAGAATATCCATCAGCAAAATGGATTTTCACCGGGGATATGCACAAGAATTTCCATTATGAGAAAAATGGAAGGCATGTTGTGAATCCCGGTTGTTTGCTGAGACAGGCGGTTGATTTCAAGGATTATCATCCGGGATTTTATTTTGTCGATACTGAAAAAAACATCGTTGAGTTCAATCTTATAATAGATTCAGATGCATTTGTTGATGATTCATATATTCTTAGGGAAAAAGAGAAAGAAGAAAGAATTGAAGCCTTTGCCAATAAAATTGGTGAAGTTGAAAGTGTTTCATTGGATTATGCAGAGAATGTAAAAAATGCAATGATGTCTTCATATTTGTCAAAAGAACTTAAGGAAACAATAGAAGAACTTATGGAGGTATAAAATGAAGGTTTTAAATAAATACTATAATAAAATATACAAATATACAAATAAACTTCTTAGAAAGATTTTTGGACTTGACATAACAGTAGCTATGGCGGAAAGCTACAGAATCAAATCTGAAATTGAAAAGAAGATTGAAAAACCAATTGAGATGATAACAACCGATGATTTAATTAATTACAAGTTATCGTACAATTATTGCAAATATAAAACTATGAATAAAATTCTGGAAGTAATTTCAGGTGCAGCATTTATAAATTCATTTTGTGAAGATGATATAAAGGAGATAAAAGATGAAGACTAGTGAATTTGAAAACATTAAGGATTTGATTCAGAGAGCCGAAGTGGAGAAAGCAAAGGCTCAGGGTGTGAAGGAAAGCATCAAGGCTGAATGGAAAAAGAAATATGGCTTTGAGACTATCGAGGAAGCTGAGGGAAAGTTGTCTGAGCTAGAATCTGAATATAATAAGAATGAGAAGAAAAAAGAGAAGTGTTTGAATGAACTCTCAGAATCTCAGGACTGGGAAAAGATTGAAGAAGATTTAGAGGGATAGAAAAATGGAGTTTGAGAAAATTGAAAGGCTTTTCAATCAATCTAAGGGTGTGAGAAGTCAAATTCAGAAACAGCTTCAAGAGACTAAGGAATTGAAAAAATTTTCTGAGAAAAAATTAAAACTTATTGAAGAAGCACAGATTTTTCTTCAAAGTGTTGCTCAGAGCACACAGGAAAAATTGAAGTTTCAGATTGAAGATATTGTGAATTTGGCTTTGGAAAGTGTGTTTCCGAATGAGTATTTGTTTCAGATGAATTTTAATGTTAGCCGAGGAAAGACTGAGGCTGAATTGGTCTTTCAAGATAAAAGAACTGGACAGACAATCGACCCTATGGAAGCGAGCGGCGGCGGAGTTGTGGATTTAACCTGTTTCGCTTTGAGAATTGCAGCATTTGCTTTGGAAAGTGGAACTGATAATTTAATAATACTCGATGAACCGTTCAAATTTGTTAGTAAAGATTTAGTATCAAGGGCGGGTGAAATATTAAAGATTTTGTCCAATAAAATGAATTTACAAATATTAATGGTCACACATATTCCAGAATTTATTGAAGTTGCAGATAAAGTCTTTGAAATAAAAAAGAATGATAAAGGGATTTCAAGAGTAATTGAGAGAAACTAATAAATATGCTCCATGCGACCGATGCCTTACGCTGGAGCGATTTGTCAGACTATCTTCATATAATTTCACTATCTGAATAAATAACAAGAAAAATAATCAAAAAAAAATAAAAAATTTTCTAAAAAAACACTTTACAAAAATTAAAATATGGTATATATTATAAGTATAAGCAAGAGTAACTTGCAAGGAGTAAACTATGAAAGAAGTAAAATTTGAAAACTATATTAAGATGATTGATAAAAAGGCTTGGGAAGTATCGAGAAAAACCGGAGTTGATTTTGAAGAGCTTCAGGCATACGGTGCTTTAATCTATTGCTATGTGTTGAAAAAATACGATGTTTCAAAATCAAGTTTTTCAACTATTTTTTATTTAGCTTTGAATCGTCTTTACGAATATGCATATTATGATAAAGATGGGAATTATACCGCAAAGACAAATAATGGTAAGAGCCTGATTCAGTTTTCACCTTTGACTGAGCGTGTAGAAAAAAGTATTGAAGCAGAGAAAATATCTCCAACTATGAAAGATCTTCTTGACCTTGCGAAAGAGGAACTCGAAGAAGATTCTTATAAATTGATTGAATGGCTTGTTGGTCGTACATGGGAATTTAAGGGAAAAGTCAAACCTTGTTTGACTATGGTTATGAGACAGTTTAGTTGGAACAGAAAATATGCAAAAGTAGTCTGGAACGATTGTAAAGATTTCTGGAATAAAACTGGTTGGACTTTGTATTGTTAAGGAGAATAAATATGGCAAGTGAAAAGAAAAAGAGAAAATTAAGAAATTCATATTGTTGGAAAGGTGCGTTGAAAAATAAAACTTTGAAATTAAAAAGGGTTTTGTTTTATACATCTTCGCAAAGAAAAGAATTGAATAAAATTAAATAATTAAAAGTTTACTCCTTGCCCTTTGGTTGAGTGTCACTTGACTAAAGGGCTTTTATTTTTTCAACTTAATATCTTATAATATTAATATGGTTATTTTTGATGGTGAAAGACTGGTTGTTTCATTGACCAGGGGAAAGAATTACAAAGCAGTTTTGGAACTCGGAGAAAAAAGTAAGGACTTTGAATATTTTTCTGACATCAATTCAGTTGTTTTGTCTCCTACAAAAAATATTGCAAGAAGATTATTTGAACTTGGCTACCCTTTTGATGAATCTGCAAAAATATTTCTCAAGAAAAAGAAAACAGAAATTGATTTCAAGTCTGTAGATGGAAAATTTGAACTTTATCCTTTTCAGAAAGAAGGTGTAAAAATGATGCTTCATTCCGAAGGCAATATTCTTTTGGCTGACGAAATGGGATTGGGAAAAACGCCACAGGCTTCAAGCTATCTAAGATGGGGAAAAGATACATGGCCGGCTTTGATTGTATCTCCCGCAACTCTTAAAGAGAACTGGCGAAAAGAAATCAAACGGTGGGCGGGTCAGGATGCCTACATAATAGATGGAAAGAAAGTTGAGAATTTTTCCAAAGAATTTCTGCTCAAATATCCTGCTATAATAATCAATTATGACATCTTAGGTGAAGAAGATAAAAAGGCAAAGGCTGAGGAAATGGAAGCCCGGAAACGAGCAAGGGAAATGAAATATCCAAGAAGGAATAAAATCATAAAAGTTAATGGGTGGTGCGATGAATTATCCAAGATGAATTTTAAGACTATTATTGCGGATGAGGTTCAGTATATTTCCGGGGTTGAGACTATAAGAAGCAGGGCATTGACTCAGATTTCATTTGCCTTACCTGATGCAAAGAAGATATTTATTTCAGGAACACCGTATGAGACAAAGACACTTCAATTTTACCCGGCTTTACATATTCTTGATACAGAGAATTTCAAGAACGAATATAAATACAAGATGAGATTCTGCAACCCAGTAAAGACCTATTGGGGCTGGAACTTTGAAGGATTAAGCAATGCAAAGGAGCTTCACGAGATAATAAGCAAGTTTATGATTAGGCGATTGAAGAAAGATGTGTTGAAAGACCTTCCACCGAAAATCCGTTCAGTTGTCCTGATGAAGATAAAGCCGATTGAAAGAAAGATATACGATGATACGGACAGGGAATTGGAGCTTGCTATTATCAATAAAGAGAAGAACGCGCTATCAAAACTCGAAGCATTAAAACAGGCTTCATTTAAGGCTAAGGTGAATTCAATGCTCAACTGGATTAAGGAATATTTGGAAATAAATGAAAAATTAGTTGTTTTCATTTGGCATAGGGAAAGTTGCGAAATATTGGAAAAAGAATTTAAGGGAAAATGCGTTTCAGTAACCGGGGATACACCGACAAAAAAGAGGGATGAATTGAAGGAAAGATTTCAGAATGACCCTAAAATAAAGTTGTTTATTGGACAGATAAAATCAGCCGGGGTAGGGTTGACGCTTACATCTTCAAAGGCGGTTGTGTTCCTAGAATTTGGAAGCACTGCACCGGGAATGGAGCAGGCTGAGGATAGAGTGCATAGGATTGGGCAGACGGCTGATTCAGTTTTGGCTTATTACCTTGTTTTGGAAAATAGCATAGATGAACAGATTATGGAAATTTTGAATAGAAGGAATAAGGATTTGAAAATGGTTATGAATGATGAGAATGAAGACTTGTTTGAGCCGAAGAAAGAAAAGGAATTCAGTGAGCTGATTCTAGCCGAATACAAGAAGAAAAAACAAATTGCGTAAAAAATCTTATAATATTGTTATTAAAAATATGTTTAATTCAATTATGAGAATGATTCCAAAGGAGGAGAATGATGAAGATAACTAATCTAAAGAGATTTGAGAAAATCGTCAAAACGCTTGCAAAATTTGACAAGTGGAATAAAAAGAATCCGAGAAGACAATTCAACGGCATAATTTATTTCAGCGAGGGGAAGTTGTATGTAACGCAAGGTCAGGTCATGGGGATAATTGATGTTTCGGACTGCGTTGATTTTTCGGAAGGGGGTGAGTTTGTTTTCCCCAGTGACATGACCGCAAAGAAAATCGTTGTAAAGGACATTGAGAGGAATCTGGTTGTTGACAGTGAGCGTGTTGACTGTGAGCAGATTAACGCAAGATTTTATAAAAGGGTTATCCCCAAGGATGACCCTACGACTGAATTGAGCCTTGACTTTTCCAAATATGGGAATCTTGACGTTGGATATAATGAGAGCTTGGCGTTTGCTGAGATAAACAGTGGTAGTGTGGTTTTGAATTATAAAGATAATGTTGATACTGTGTGTACTATTGAGGACTGTTTTTCAGATTACTTGTTTGATTTTGGTGATTTTCAGTCCGTGAGGTTTTCATTACAGTGGATTTTTCAGATTTTGAAGATTTCCAAGAAAATTGTGGTGAAACAATATGAAAAAAGCGATTCGGCACACAAAATAATCGCAGGCGATTATGAGTTTTTGATTATGCCGTTCAAATTTTGAAGAAATTGACAAGCTAATCCTCAATGAGAGAAATCTTGTTGGGGATTTTCTTATAATTTAAGAGAGGTTGAAAAATGACTGTTGAAGGGATAAATTCTGAAATAAAAGAAATTTCAAAATTAAAGTTGAAAGATTCACATTATATTTTGAAATGTCATTATTTCAATTGTTGTTATAAAAAACGAAGAAAGAACTTGTGTTGGTTGTAATATGTGGAATCTTTTTTATAATCCTTTTGAATTAGCTATATGGTGTCAAAATAAAAATATCAATTTAATTGATGTGATAGTGGATTTAGCTAAAAAGTACGGTTAAAAAATAAGTAATGAATTTGACAAATATTTATATTGAGAAGATAAAGAGACGGAAAATGGAAGGCGATGTAAAATCAATTTTCAGAAAGTTTAATATAAAAAATATTTAGGGCTAGAAATGAATTTTGAGAAATTATTCCGTGATTATAATGTTCCGTATTCTTTAAGGATTAACCGGGGCTGGGTAAACTGTAATTGCCCCTACTGCGATACAAAATCAACATCATTCAATCTTGGGTTTAATCAGGCTGGGAACTATTATCACTGCTGGAAATCAAAGCATAATTATCCAATAAGACAAGTTTTATCAACCTTGTTAAATGTCTCAGAAAGTTCTATTGATAATATACTTATAGATTATCGGGGAGCAGGTGAGACTTTATCGGAAAAGAAAACTTCAAATGTAAAATATTTGGAACTCCCAACAAACACTTTCACTAAGGCTGAGAGAAAGTATTTGAAAAGCCGTGATTTTGACCCGAAATATTTATACAAGAAATATCATATTGTGGGCGGTGGGATAGACGGTGATTGGAAATTCCGCATAATTATTCCGGTGTATTATCAGGGTCAGCTACTATCTTGGACAGGCAGAAGCATTTTATCAAAGGGCAAATTAAAACAATTAGATATACCCAGATACAAGAATTTAAGTATTGAAAAATCTGTAAAAAACATAAAGGAGCTTTTCTTCAATATTGATAATTGTAAATCTGATACAGTAGTTCTAACAGAGGGTGCTTTTGATGTTCTCAGGTTTGATGGAAACGCAATATGCAGTATGGGAACGGAACTGACGGAAAGTCAGATAAATCTTTTGGCTAGTAGGTTTAGGAAAATTTTCATATTGTTTGATAATGAGCCGGAAGCACAGAAAAAGGCAAGGAAATTTGGGCTTCAGCTATCGTCTATTGGGATAGATATTGAAGTTGTTAATGCGTATGAGGATTTTGGGAAAAATGATATGGGTGAGTGTAGTCGGGAAGAAATAGAAAAAATTAAAAATGAACTAAATTTATTGTAAAAAATACTATATTTTTATATAGTAATAAAAACTAAAAAATTTTAATTTTTTTCTAAAAACTACTTTACTTTTTTTATAATATAGTTTATTATTATAGACGTAGAGAAGAAAAGCCCTAAAGGAGTAAACTATGAAAGAAAGAAAATTACACAAAATGGACATGTGCTTGAAAATTGCTACAAAATTAAATAGTAAAAAACATGAAAATTTTGTTCAAACGGATAATGAATTGGCAAAATTTATAATGAGAACTTATTCCATCGGTCAAGTAAAGAATATGTATAATGAATTGAATATAGAACATAAGGAGTAAACTATGGAAACAGTAACTGTAAAAGCAGGTCGGAACACTTTTGAGTGCAATTTTTCTGATAAAATAATGTTCAACGGAGCTTGCTATATTTTAATCACTAAAAAGATTTGGGTTGAATGGTCAGAAGTTTCTCCAACAATCTCTAAAACTGAATTTAATAGATTGATGAAGCTGGGTGTATTGTCAGAGCCTCATAAAACAAAGTTAAGATTCAGTGAAGTTCAGATTTATAATTTCAAATTGGGGGAATAATTATGGAAAAGAAATGTTGTATTTGTAGAAAAGAATTAAACGGCTATGGAAACAACGCACATCCAATTAAGGAAGGAATCTGCTGTGACACCTGCAACGCAAAATTTGTTATTCCGGGGCGGTTGTTTCCAATAAAAATGAATAACCCGATTTTTTATGAGGTTGTCAGAAATCATAAAGAATATCAGGACATTACATCTGAGCTTGAAAAAAGGGATTTTGAAGTTGTTGAGAAAATCTCTTATATGACTATCTACAGCAATATTGAGACTGAGGAAAAAGTTGTTGTTTGTGTAGTCTAAGTGTTAAATCTCACCCAAAATAAAATGGGTGAGATTTTCTTATAATATAAATAGAGAGGTGAGGAATGAAAATCATCAAGAAGGGGAATGTTTATAAAAAAGTCGGATGGTGGAAAGAGAACGAATATTGTATTTGTAAAATAATGTGTTTTGTTCTTTTTATTTTGAATTTAGTTATGATTAGGCTGATATTTTGGTGAGGGTATGAAAAAGAATAAGTGTAAATTTTGCGGAAAGTACAAAATGCTTGAAAAGGAAGTCGGGAAGAAAAATTTGGGGATTTCCGATAAAATTGAGCTTTCAATTTTTCGGCTTTGGAAATGGTGCAAAATGAATAATAATTGGTGCAGGAATATAGCCGGGAAATGCGGTGAGGTTATTTCCGAAAAAGAAAAACCGGAAGTTGAGTTTGAAGAAAAGCAGGGATTTGATTTTAAGGAGTAAACCATGAAAGGTAATACAATTGATTTATATAAAAATGGACGATTATATCAAACTTTTTTTAATTCTTTGGTCAATAACGATAATTTAGATGAAGGAATTTTTACAATTTATGTTGGTCACAATGAGTTAGAATACATCTACACGACAGACGAATGGAGCTATAAAATAATATATTAGGAGTAAATAAATGGAATTTTCAGCAATTTGCAAGGTATTAAAAAAGATTAGTTCAATCTCAGGAACAAATGAGAAAATTGCTTTAATCAAGTCTATTGATGATGACGATTTGAAGGAAGTCTACAAATGGCTTTTTGATAACTCAAGAATTTCCGGGATTGCGGAAAAAAAGTTTGAGAAAGATTATGGCTTTGAGTTAGCCGGGGATTTTACAACCTGTGATGTAAAAACTATTTATGATGTATTCATATATTTAGATTGTCATCACACTGGAAGCTCTAAAGACATTATTGAGGTAAAAGACTTGATGAAGCAGATTTGTGAAGATGATTTTGAAAAGGATATTTTTAAGAAAATTGTCTGCAAGAATCTGCCTATTGGAATTGATGCAAAAACGATAAACAAATGTTTTCCGGGGCTAATCCCGACTTTTGATGTATGTCTCTGTGATAAATACTATGACAAGCCTGAGCTTGTAGACGGAAAGAGAGAATTTGCTATCAGTACAAAGATTGATGGCTGCCGTTGTATAGCCATTAAGGAAAAAGGAAACATCAGACTGATTTCAAGACAGGGAAAGCCTTGGCTGGGTTGCAGGGAAATTGAAGAAGCTATTCAAAAACTTCCAATTGATAATTTTGTTTTTGATGGTGAAATTACAATAAAGGATTTTATGAAATATCCTTCAAAAGATGTTTATAAAATGACTACAAAAATAATTTCAACTAAAGATGAAGAAAAGAAAGGAATTTGTCTTAATATTTTTGATGGAATGCCTTTACGCATGTGGAATTCAAAAAATTCAGATTTGACTTTGCCCTATATGATGAGAATGAGAAAAATATATGAACTCATACATCTTCAAAATAAATCCGATGCTATTTCCTATGTTAAAAACATTTATATTGGTAAAGATGTATCTCAGATAGAAAAATTAATGAAAGGAATTGTCCGAAAAGAAGATTGGGAAGGATTAGTCATTAAATTTACTGATTCAAAATACGAATGGAAAAGAAGTAAAAACTGGCTGAAAGTAAAAGCGTTCGACGAAATGGATTTAATCATAAAAGATGTCGAAGAAGGAACAAACTCAAATGAGGGAAGGCTGGGTGCTTTAATCTGCGAAATAGAACACCCAAAAATGGGGCACATTGAAGCTAAGGTTGGCTCAGGATATTCTGATGATGAAAGAATCAGATTTTGGGAAATTAAGAAAGAATTGATTGGAAGAGTAGTTTCAGTTCAGTATTTCGAGCAGACTGAAAATACGACAACTCATATAAAGTCTTTGAGATTTCCGGTATTTTTGGAATTGAAAGAGGAAGGTCAATTGCCCAATAATTAAGGGGTAAAAGAAAATGCCAAGACTAACAAAAAGAGAATGGAATTTAGTGAATTGCGCTTGTCGGTGTTTATATGATTCTTTGGATATTACAAATGGTGACATTAAAGACAGGAATCCAGATATTTACAAGGAAAATAAAAAAGATATGGAAATTTTAGATAAAATTATGTCTAAAATATCGGAAGGTAAAGGAAAATGAGCATATCAAGAAAAAATATAAAAAATAGTCCTTAAAACGTATAAAAAGGGTCATAGAGGAAAAATTTAAGCAAAGGCGATAATTTATACTAATAATTAGGGAAAAGTCCTTGAAAACCCTTATATGACGGTATAGAAAAAGGGATAGAAAAGAGAGGGAAAAAAATTGAGCTATAAAAATGAACCTAAATCCTGGACTAATTTGAAAAATAAATCTTATAATATAATTAAGAGGAGCGAATATGAAGAAAGATGAAATTAGGAAATTACAGAACCATTTTAACAACGGAATTAAAGATGGTTTTCAAGCGAAAGTTTATTATTTCGTCAATGACAGGGTTCACTTGAAAGGCACAAAAATTAATGGAACTGTTCTTGGCGTTATTTTCAAGGATGATAGAAATTATCCATATTTGAAAATAAAATGGGATGAAAAGCCGGAAACTGAAAAAAAGTTTTATGACCCATTTGATGTTGTAAAGGAAAGAAGGAAGGAAGAAAAAAAGGAAAAGAAAACATATGTTAATTTTTATCTTGAGGAGAAAAAGAATGTTAACGGAATCACAGAAAAAGATTGTTGAGATTTGCGACAGCATGAAAGACCTGTTGCTTTATAAGAATGAAAAGTACGGTGACTCGGCTTTGAATCCCAGCAATATTTTTTACAAGGGCGATGCAACAAATTCAATTAAAATTCGGTTGGACGATAAAATCGGGAGGGTCAGGAATTGCGAGGAGACAAGGGTGAATGATGTCTGTGACATAATCGGTTATTGTGTTCTGTTGCTGGCTTCCATGGATGTGAGTGAACACGAAATAAATAATTTGAAGGATTAGTGGAATGGAATATGTGTTACGGTTTGTAAGATTCATCGTTTTGAGCTTTTGGCTCATAATAATTATTGCATTGGGTGTCAGTGCAGGGATAAAGAGTGCGTGTAAGGACATGGTAGTTATGCGAGGGAAGAAGGATGCTGGTGAGAAACAAGTGGAACAAAAAGATTTATAAGGTAATCAGTGAATCGGAGGGGAAAGTGATGCTGGAGCGTGAAGATTTTTCCCAGTTCGAAATAAGTGAATCTGAATTTAATTTTTCATATACAGAGGAAATAAATGAAAAAGAAGTCGGTTAAGGAAATGGCAGAAAA